TTGTTTTGCTTGGTTCTCAAGGATCATTGCCATGTTTCCAGCAACTCTCTCATCCTTGATACCTTCTAATAAGCCTGATTGTGCCCATTTCTGAGACAATTTAGCTGCGTCAGCTTGAACACTTTTATATTGGTTCGAGCTTTCTAATAGGGTATTTAATTCCATTTTATTTAATTTAATTTAATTATTTAATAATTCCTGCAAGTTTTTGCATTCTTTTAACAGCATCAGATACTTCTGAGATTACTTCTGGTTTAGAAGCAGTAACTCCGGTAGCTTTAGATGCCATTCCTCTCATTTTTGATTCAGTAACTGTTTCTTTTTTAGTAGTAACTACATTTTCAGAAACTGTTTCGAATACTAACTTAACTTCTTTTACTGTTTCAGCTTTGTCGAAAGCAGCAATGATGTTAACTTTTTGTGACTCTGTAAGGTTATTAGCCTTAAAGATTTTATTTACATAAAGTAATTTAGAATTTAGAAGATTAACTTCTTGAAGATCTTTTCTTAAAGATTCAATAGTTTCTAAAGCTTCAGCTAATTCAGTAGATTCTTCCATCTCTTCTTCAACTTCTTCTTTCATTTCTTCTTCTTCCTTATCTTCACCTTCTTCTACTGTTTCTTCTGTAGTAGCTTCTAGTTCTCTAAGTAACTCATCCAAGTCGATTTCTTCTTCGTCTTCAGCTCCCATTTCTGGTTCCATTTCTGGTTCAGCTTCCATTCCAGGTTCTTCGATTGGTGCTTCGTCTCCCATACCTTCGATATCACCAGCATCCATATCAGCTCCCATTTCAGCTTCTCCGCCTACTTCTTGAGCAATAATGTCTCTGATCATGTCTTTGAATTGGTCAACTGAAAGTTTAGATAAATCTTCGTCTCCGTCGATTTCTTCTTCACCTTCCATTTCTCCAGCTTCGTCTTCACCAGCTTCTTCGCCAGCTTCCTCTTCGCCTTCTTCTCCGGCTTCGTCTTCAGATTCTTCTGAATCATCCTCTGCCTCTTCTTCTTCAGCTTCTTTTACTGCAATAAATCCTGATGCGTTTTCCTCCATTGCTTCTTCTTCCTCTTCAACTTCGTTTACTACTTCTTCTTCGTTTTGAGAATCTTCCATCTCTTGAAGTTTAGCAGCTAACATGTCTTTAAGGTGTGGTGTTAGAGTTTCCTCTAATGCCTCTTTAGCGTTAGCAATAGCGGCTTCACGTACAGACTTTGCTTCAGCAATAGCTTGCTTGAATAAATCTTTGTTTGCCATTTTAAAAATAAATTGTTGTGTGATTTTCCTACAACTATGGTTAAGTTGTAAATGTGGAAAGAGTTTTAAATACTATATAGGATAGTACATTATATACAATAAATAGTATATAAATATATAAAAAAGAAACCCCCATATTTCTATGGAGGAATCGACACCTGCCTTCGGTAGCGTCCGAGGGAATTATTGTTTATTATGCCATACTGTCTAGTATAGACATCATTCGAGAAGTAATATCTTCTCCGTTTTCGTCTCCATCGTCTTGAAAATCTTCATTAAAGGTTTCTGCTGCTGCATATAGAGCTGCTACAGCTCCGGTTCCTTCCTGTTCGTCCATCAATGCAATAGCATGTTCTACTATTTCTTCAAATATCGGATAATCAAATCCGATCTTTTCTTTGACGATAGACATAATTTGATGCACTTTATCCTCTTCTTCAGAAGAATATTCATTTTCACCAAGATGTCTACTATTCTCAGTTAGTTTATTTTCTACTAAGAATTTTTTTAAATCAAAATTGTTTTCCATTACGCTCTTAATATATCGTTTATAATCGAATCTAAATTAGAATATTTAGAGGCTTTAACTTTACCTTCATTTAATGATACTGGGTTCATAAATGCTCCATGTGTGGATGGATTAGATACAAAATCCCAACATACTAATTCAAAGTCATCTTGTACTTCTAAAGTTCCTTCGTTTGTTTGTTGTACTGAACCGGTACCTCTAGATGAGATTCCGATTGTATGTCCTGCTTTACATATCTCTTTTACGATATTACCGGCCGGGGTATTTAATAATTCTATACGTCCCATAAGGTCGTCTCCATCCCACCATAACTCTTTTACTACATGGGATGCGTTCTTTAGAGAGACAACAGGAGATTCAGGGTGATCAAGTTCTCCAAAGGCGTTACCGACTTTAACAAACTCATCTGTGTATCTCTTAGATTCTCTCATTAGAATCTCTTTACTATATGTTCTACCATTTTGGTTTTTAGCGACTGCACGCTGTAAAACACCTTCTACTTCAAAGACTCCAGGTTTTGTTTTGGATTCTCTAATTAGAGGTCTAAATGGTGTTACGTCTACTAATAATGATTGTGACATATTACTTCTTTTTGGTTTCCATTACCGGAGTAAACATCGTTTGTTTCTCTTCCATTTCTTCTTCTGCCATTCCTTGATCAGCTCTCATTCTGTCAATATCTGCTGAAGAGATTTGTTTTATGGTTGGGATTTGAACTGCGTTCATAAATCCTCTTTTTACTACTGGTTGAATATCTTTCTTGAATGCTGATTCGATTGCTGGTGCGATAAATCCTCCAACTTTTAATCCTTCTTCATTAGTTACATTTCCAACTGCATCAAATATCTTTTGTAATTTTTCTGATGTCTTAGCATAATATCCTTCTACATCGGTAACTAAATTTTCAAGCTGGTTGATAATTTGAGTCATACCTGCAAAGTCTGCATAATCATCTGAGAATTTAGATAAGTTTCCGGTAGCTGCTTCATTAATAGATTCTTCTGTTAAAGCCTTTCTGATTAAAGTCTTAACTGCTTCTTTTATTTGAGCTTCTTCGGACATTGCATTCTTAATAGCTTTGTCTTTTGCTGCCATATAATCATCACTATCAATGTCTCCATCTCCGTCGTGATCTTTTCCTTTCTTTTCTTCTACTGAACTTCCTTTCGGTTTCAAAAGTCTAAAAACTTTCATAGGTAATGTATCATCAGAAAGTGCTTCTAAAAACTCTTCTACATCATATCCTTTTGTATTATGAGCTAAATTAAAAGCTGTATAAAGAGAGTCAAGACTGTATTTAACAATAGACGGAAAATCCTCTTCATATCCCATTTCAGGATCAAGTAACATCTCTTTGAAATCCTCAATTGAAAATTCATCTACCTCTCCTTCTTTCATTGGAGCTCCTTGACCGGAAAAAGTTGAGCCCATGTCTCTTAAATGTTTAGCTACGGCTTTTCCTTTATCACCAAGTTTCCCTGCTTCTAAAGCATCCATAAGTTTTGATAAAACTACAGCACCCCCTGTTAAACCTCCTGCGCCAATGATTGCTGTTAAAGCATCTACTGTTCCGGTACCGTCTAATTCAGAAACTGTTTCCTCTGTTTCTGATAAAGAATCGTAGTTTGCATCAACATAGTTTTCAAATTCATCTAAAGGATCTGCTCCATCAGCTAAATCATCTATGTGTGTTTTTAAGAAGTCTCTGATTATACCTGCAATACCGGGCATCTCACCGTACTTGCCTTTGATAGCTGCTATTGCATTATTCATAGTTTGAATAAGAGCGGTTTTACCTGCTTCTTTAACTATGTCTTTCTTTTCTTCTTTTACTTTTTCGTAGATGTCAAGTTCATAGCCAATTCCGTCCATATATTCTATAAATGGATTGATATCATCAGGCCATTGCTTAGCTGCAGCATCTATTATATCTTTACGTAGTAAGTGCGGATCATTATCTTCAATATACCCTAACCATTTTTTATGTTTCCATTCACGGGAAATCATATCACCAGTAAGTTCAATAAAATCATATACTGCATCTTCAAAAGAAAGTTCTTCTCCATCTACATAAACAGGTTCACCTGCTTCATCCATAGATGTAGCTCCTTTTCTTTCTTTAATTCTCTGAATAGCAGCTTCGATTTGTTCTTCTGTATACCCTTCTTTTAATGTAGCTTTCTTCATAGCATTAAAAGTATCGGCATCTTTAGCGCCTCTCTTAGTTTCTTTCATTTTGTCGTGTTTATCTACTTTTTTAGATTCACCTGACATTAAGTCTAGATAATGTGTTGGATTCTTTTCTAAGTTCTTCTTAGCTTTCTTTTCAGCTTTTTTAAAGTCTGCTGCAGAGATATTCTCTCCTGGTTCTAATCCAAGTGTTTGAATCTCTATTCTGATTGCTCTATCTAAAGCATCTAAAGAATAGTTTAAAGCAGGTCTTTCGTCATATACGTGTGCTTCAACTACTTCTTTTTTTGTTTCGAATAAAAGACCTCTATTCTTTAAGATTTGAACTGAATCGTCAAATCCATTGAATTGGGTTACGTGCATAGGGTATTGCTGTCTCATTTGACGAACAAACTCTTTTTTGCTCATAGTGCCTTCATTTACGGCTCTATATCTCTCTGTTACTGATTTTACTCTCATAATTTTATAAGTAATCGAATCCTTTAGTATGTGATGGCCGTTTTGGACGACTTTGTTTTTTGAATCCTAATTTAGTTAATGTTTTAACTGCTCTATTGCCTTTTCCAAAAGCTTTAGGAGTAGCATACTGTGCTCCGTCACCGGGTGTAAATGATGCTCCTCCTACATTTGTAACGTTTGCTTCTTGAAGCTCATGCATTACCTCTTTTACGAGTCCTACTAGCTCTGATCTTTTCATTAGATAGATCTAAGTTCGTTAACTAAATCGTAATATTGCATTAAGTTTACTAAATGACTATCTGTTATCTTCTCTGTCTTAGAGATAGGTACAATAGCTTTAGCAACCTCTTCTAATTTAATTTTAACTACTTCGTCTTTAACTTTCTTAACTAAGTCTCTTACATCTGAAGATATTTTTGTTAATTCTTCGTTAACTATATTGCGTAAACGTGCATTTGAGTTAACTGATGTGATAAATTCTTTAAGAATATTCTTTTGTTCTGGAAGTAAATCTTTATATTTATCGTTAAATTTCTCTAACAATATTTTGAAAGTAAGTAAACGTAAGTCTTTATCGTATTTAGCGTAGTCTTCTATTAAAGTATCTTTAACGTCTGCTTCTTTTTGTGGAGAAGAGGTTAAATGTTCTAAAATAGTAGTTTTGTTATCTACTAATACGTTAGGGTCTACTAAATCTGCATTATTCTGTGCTTCTAATAAGCAATATAGAGCAGCTAGAGGTTTATAATCTCTAACCTGAATACTAAAGAACTCTTCTACGTTGTAGTTCTCTTTAATATCGGATATAAGGTTATACTTAGACTCTTTTAATTGTTTTTGATCTAATCTACGGGATATCTCAGTAATAGTAGAAACAATTGCTTCTGCTTTTGATTGAGATATATTCTTATTCTTGGCTATAAATTCATATAATTTGAATTCTTTGGCTAAGGCTGTTTTTCCTGTAAAATACTTTTTAAGTATCTTAACGGCAGCAGAGTCTCTATTATTTAGAGTATCCGATGCAATTTGTTTTACAAGCAGCTCAAAAATAAGACCTGTATTTCTAAATTTTGAGTGTTTTACTTTCATTATACACGTTTACGATTATAAATATCTACTAATTACCTAAATCTTTAATGTTCCCTTCATTCATCATATCAGGTTCATTAGTACTCTCTTTAGTAAAAACGATATTTTTTAATGAATCTTTAGTTCTATGGTATATTGCCTGGGTGGTTAAGTTCTCCATTACGTTATCATTATCTGATGGAAAGCCGCCTTTCATACCATGCTGCCCTAATGGATCTCTTCCGCCCATTGCAGCTGTTGTTCCGTAAACTGATGCTTTTTCTGTAGGTCTTCCTCCTTCTGGTCCTGGTTCTCCCCATTTAGGTTCCATTTCTGAATATCCTGTTGGGACTTCTCCGGGTGCTCCTCCTTTTGGTGTAGAAGTAGAACGTCTACCGTACATTGAAGCAAGATCATGAGGTGTTCCGTAAGTTGTTCCTGATTTAGCAGGATCATTACCTTCATTTTCAATTTGAGCTATTCTAAATAAACGTTTAGAATCTTCTCTAACTAAATCTCTCATCTCCATGTAAGTATCTTCAGACATATCAAATAAGTTTTCATAGATATAATCTGATGAGAATAATTTAGTATCTTTCATTTGGTTAGCAAGATCAATCTTCTCTTTTAGTAGAGCAATCTTCTCTTGTTCAAATATAATAGAAGGAGTAGATAACTTAATTTCGAAGTTAGTTAAACTCTCTCCAGTAAATCCTTGAGTGTATAAGTGAACTAATGCTATTTTAGTTAACTCTGATTCTAATATCTTCTGTATTCTTTCTACTGTACGTGCAAATCTAATATCTTCTGCAGCAAGTGTTGCTTTTCCAGATAAGTCTCCTTCAAATCCGAAGTAAGCTTTTGGAATTTTTAATGCTGCAAACATTTTAGCTTGAAGGTACTGTACATCTGTTACTCCGTCATACTGTAGACCAGGAGTAGTTTCAATACGAGTAGAAGTATCTCCACCCCTTACCGGGATATAGAAATCTTCCATCATATTCTGCATATTAAAACGCAAGTTATACTGGCCATCTTCTCCTACATAAGGAGTCTTTTTCATTGTATTAACAGTCTTTTGCATGAACTGTTCTACTTCGTTAGGAGGAATAGATCCAACGTTAACAAAGAAAGTTCTCTTTTCTGGAGCTCTCATGATTCTATGAATCAACATTGCATCCTCCATTAAAGTAACTTGTTTGAAGATCTTTCTAGCTGGTTCTAAATAAGAACGGCCATATGGTAGGTAATGTGTATCTGATATTAATCTAAAGTGTGCTACTTCGTAGTTGTCAAACTCTACTACTTTAGACTGTTCTCTTTTTGGTAAGTAGTTAGGATTCTGTGAAGAAGCTAATCCGTCTGGATCTAGTTGAAAAACAACTTTTCCTGGTTGTGTAGGATCTTCTCCTTCTCGTCTAACCATATGGTAGACTGTGTATGGTAGAACATTGTAAACTCCAAACTTCTCTGCTATTTCAAGCTTTAAGAAAAAGTCTCCGTATTTACACATGTTCCTAGTCCATGACCATAAATTAAATTCGATGTTGAGTACATCGTAAAATAAGTTATAAAGAACTTTTTGTATATTTTCATCAGATGATTTAATCGATAATATTTCGTTGTTATCGTTTTTAACCGTAGCTTCATCAGCTACAATATCTAATGCAGAAGCAATAATTGGATCAGTATCCATTGCCTCGTAATCTGAGTATAGTTGAATCCTTAATGTCTGATAGTTCAGGTTAGGATTAAATACGTTTTTATTATTATAGATGTAGAGT